AGAAGAATTATGTGAATCAATTTTCAATACAATTCCAAAAAAATATGCTGAGATTGTTACTAAATATTTATTAGAAGAGGGTAATGAAAAAATTAATTTTAAAACTATAGCTAAAGAATATAATTTGTCTCGTGAGACTATTAGATTACGTTACTTAAAAGGTATTCGATTATTAAAATCAAATGAATTATTTATTAAAAAAATGAAAGAATTAAAATATAATAGTTAAGCTTTTGACATAGGCTTTATTTATTTTTAACCCTTTGATGTTACATCAAAGGGTTTTTTAATTCACAAACACCAAAGTAGTTTAAGGTTATTTGATTGTAAATACCAATAACGGATTGTTAAATAGTTAACAAAATAAATATTTAAATTTCCAGGGTTTTTTACTTTTTTGTTATATTTATTATAAACAAACAAAATGAAAATAAAAACAATAGTAACTTACGAAGAAATCCAAAATTTAAAAAAGTTTAAAACAATTATTAATTTTGGTCTTAGACTTTTACCTAACGTCTACAGTAGTGATGAATTATTCAACATCGCAAAATTCAAGATAGCTTATCAAGAATTATTAATTAATGGTTTTTACCAACAACCATTATTTGACGAAACCTATAAATTAGGTTTAACAATTATTAAAAGATAATTATGACAAAAAGAAAACGACCAGCGCAACTTTGGTGCACACCAGAAGAGAAAATTCAATTCCAGTTAATTCAAAAACAAAGTGAAATGAACGAATTAACAACTAGGAGACAAGTTAATAAAAATTTGAAACAAAGTTTCTTAGATGTTACTCAACAAAATTATATGGACGACCAAACCAATCTATTTGATATTAAACTATTTGGTAGACGAGTATTAGTTATAGGCGATTTACACGCCCCATTTATTCTCAATGGGTATTTGGAACATTGTAAAGAAATTTATAAACAGTGGGCCTGTAATACGGTTGTATTCATTGGTGATGTAATAGATAATCATTATGCTTCTTATCACGAAACGAATCCAAACGGTATGGGTGGAAAAGAAGAATTAGATAGGGCTATTGAAAAACTATCACCTTGGAATAAAGCATTTCCTAATGCTTATGTAACTATCGGTAATCACGATAGAATAATAATGCGTAAAGCAACAACTTCAAATGTGCCTAGACAATGGATACGTACATATAAAGAAGTATTAAAAACACCTAATTGGGTATTTACAGAGTCCCTAGAAATTGATGATGTAATGTACATACACGGTGAAGGTGGAACTGCCAAGACTAAGGCTAAGAATGATTTACAGAGTGTTGTACAAGGACACTTACATTCGCAATGTTATATTGAATTCCTTGTGGGTAATAAAAGAAAAGTATTTGGTATGCAAGTTGGATGTGGAATTAATAAAACTAGTTATGCAATGGCATATGGTAAAAACTTTCGTAAACCTATTATTAGTTGTGGCGTAGTAATTGAAGGAAATCCTTACATCGAAATGATGAATTTGTAAAATAATTAAAAAAAAGTATTAAAAAATTTGGTGGTGTCAAATATTTGTTTTATTAATCTCACAAGGGTAACTAATCTTTTATTTGAAAATGCATTGAATCTTTATCAAATTCAACACCTAAATTTATAAAATTATTTGCATAGAATATATCTATCATTGGTTTATATTCTGGTTCAGAAAATGTAGATTCATTAAATGGTGTTTTTAATCCATTCTCTTCTGGAAATAAATCTATTGCTATTCCCCAACTATGTAAACTCCAAGAATTTCCATTACGCATCTTACGATATTGAAAGCAACCACCAAAAATATCGATTTTAAGCTCTTCTAAGTGACGTTCACCATAATAATATAGTAAGTCATCAAAAACATTTTTAAAGTTATTAGCAACTAGCTTATGACACGACATACGTGTTACAGTAGTATCTAAGTCCCACGCTAATTTCATTGGATAAGGTAATTGAATTATTGTTAAATAATCTTTACCAGTAATATTAGCTTTTCCATATTTATTTATTATCTGTTGTGTTGTCATCTTTAAACATATCTGAAAGGGTTTGTTTCCATCCTTTTGTTACCACTGATTTGAATACACTCATAAAATTATTATTTAAAATAATTGCTGCATTTTCAATAAGTGATTTTACTTCACGTAAACTAACTGAAGCTGCAAAGAATTTTGTAAAATATAAATCAGAGTTATTAATTATATGTTTATCAATAACAAAACCACAAATTATAAGTAACATATAAATTAAAGCTTTGGTAATTGTATCACCTAATCTAGCCGAAGTTATATGTTTCCAACTATTCCATTTTAATATTTTAAATGGTAATTTAACACGTTTAAATGATGCCATAATTCCAGTAATGGTATCTGCAAATATAAGAAATAATACACCATATAAAATAGGTTGAATTGGAGCAATGAAAGTTATTGCTAATAGCGTTAAAGCTGATACTTTATTCAATGGTATAAAAACCATTGCTATTTTCTGTAACATAAACTTAAACATTATTTTAGTTTTGATAAATAGGTTAATAGTTTCTCAACATTTGACTGTTTAGGTTTATACGTATTTATATTCTTATTTGTTTTAATATTTTCCATTAGTTTAAATATAATCCACTTCTATTAGTATTACGTGTAGGGTCTATATCCTCACCAGAGTTAGTTGAATATTCAGGATATAACGTTGAGTTATTACATAAATGAGTTATAAGTCTTTTTTTATAAGATTCTCCAATAGATTTTTGTTTATTGGCTAATAAAGTTAAATCATCTTTATTTATAGATTCAAAATTATCACCACCATTCCATTTTGAAACACCACCATTTGTTATTTGATATGTTGCATATGGAAGATAATAATAAACTGACATATGAATAAGAATATCGTGTATATAATTAGTTTTAAGAGTTAAATAATCACCAGATAATGTATCAGTTAAAATATCATTACTTATTTTATTATATAAATCAGTTCCTAATATAGGTTCTAATTCAAGTTCTTGAGCTACTTTAATAGCTGGTAATAACTTATTAGGGTCTATGTTACCAGATATATTGGTATTTTTCTTTAGTTCGTTTAAACTTATAAATAGTGCTGTTGCCATAATTATTCAGTTATTAAATTTGCAGTTGAACTGCTGGTTGCAGTATCATTATTTTCAGCATCAATTTGGTCTGCATCTTCAGATTTCCAAGGTTGAGTTGTTTTAAAGAATAAATCTAAAGATATACCATTAATAGCTAATAATTCTTTGAATACATCTATTAATTCTTCTCTAAAGTTTGATATAACTTTATTTTCCATATAGATTGAAGCATTTTTTAATTCATCAGCATTACTGGCAAAACCATTTTGAGTTGATAGACCAAATAACATTGGTGAAGTAACTCTATGACCAATCATAATCTTTTCCATACTTTCTTTTGAACCAAATTGGAATTGGTCTGCTGCATCAGTAATAGGTAAATTTTCTATGGTTGTTTCAGCTTCTTTACTATCATTGAAAGATAATAAAATAGGACTACCTTTAACTCCAGAAAACTTTTTATTTATCTTATTTGTAATGTCTGATTTTTCTTCTTCTGTAGAAGCTTGGCCATTATTAAAATTGATAAGCGTCTTACTAGCGAAACCATTTTCAACATTATTTATATGAAAGTCTGCAATATTTTCTTCATATCTTGCATAGATTAATGCTGCTGAATAGTCTGGTGGTGAAAAATAAAACATATTAGGGGTATAACCTTTTATAAAATATATTTCAAGACCTTGATTAGACATACCAAATGCTGGAATTCTTTTAGGTTTTCTTTTACCATAAATGTTGGTCCAATCTTGTGCATAATAATAAGCTTCAACATCACCATTTTCATTTACAAGTTCAGGACGTAATCTTTCAACTGGTATATGTGCAGCTTCAATTATTTTTTTATGGTCCTTTGACCATATAATTTGAATAGCGGCCATACCTTGTAATTTATAATCAAATACTATTCTTCTAATATCCTTTTTTTTGAATATTGATAACATACTAACATAATCATTAGGTTTAATTGCAGCATTTTTTGCTGATAACCCACAACCATATATCATATCTGATATTCCATTTATACAGGCAGCATTAGTTGTTGAATTTAAATATCTATCAATTACATATTTAAAGTAAGCATTATCTTCACCATATTCAACCCAAGGTCTATTCTTAACATATGTTTCAAAAACTTCAATTGGTGGTGTTGTAGATAATGAAACCACTCTTAAGTTTATATTCTTTTCCATTTTATATTATTATTATTGTATCTTTATCGTTATTAGTGGTATATCTACTTATATTCATATCATAATTTTTATAATCATTTTGGTCAGTACAAAATATTTGACCACGATATAATAAATTATTAATTAAATCATAAACATTAAAATGATAAAAATTACCTTCTTCTAAACTATATGAATTGGTTATTTTTAAATAACCATCTTCAGCTATAGTAGAAGCACTGAAACTTATAGTTGATTTTCTATTTGTATCATATAAATCAACATTAACAATACCAACATATGCTCTTGGTATGAATGCTATTGTTTGATTTACTGCTGTTGTATGTAATATATGCATTTATTTCTATATTTATATTCAAATAACCATAAACGATAATTATGTTGTATAAATAACAAAAAAAAGAGATACATATGTATCTCTTTTATAATTTTATTATGAATTTTAATATTAAGTTATTAAAAAATTAGCTGGAGTTTTTTCTTGTCCAGTTAGCGTTAAAGTATATCCGTTGAAATCTGCCATTGCACCACCAGTAGCTGAACTACCACCAGTAACTTTCATACCATTGATTAACCCACATACAAGTACATTTCCGTTAACATCAGTAATTTTACAATGTGGACGGCCATATGTTAAAAGTTTTAATTCTTTGGTTTTTTGAGCATCTAATTTTTTTAATGATAAAGTTAAAACTTGTTCATAATATGTAGTTCCAGCATCAGCGTTTGACATAATATTTTCTACAAAGTTGTTTGCTGTACTATTTAGTTCATATTTATACCAAGTAGGTGAACCTGAAAATGAATTAATCACATCAGTATCTGTTACATCGTAATTTATAACTCCTAATGTTCCTAAGTCTGCAAATTCCACATATAAAAGACCACCTTGGGTATCTGAGCAAGGGTTTGTAATCCCTTGTGTTAAGTTACAAGCCATATTATTTTAGTTTTTATTTGTAAAAAAGGAGAAGAATATTCTTCTCCTTTTTATTATTATTGTTATTTGCGTTTTTAATTACGCTTTGTGAAGTACAACTTCACCAGGATATACAACTTTTACGCCAGCAGTATATACCATTTTGATTCTAACGTTATCAGATAAATCTTTATCGTGCATATCAAGGATTTCGATTGATTGGAAATCATTCATTAATCCTGTTCCAAACCAGATGTTACCAACTTGATAAGCTACAATTGTACCAGCAGGTAAATTAGGAACTACGTTAAGTTCATAACCTTCAAAATCTAATGGTTTTTCACCAACACTATATTGGTTTAAATATCCAGAAGTTGATAAAACTCTTTTATAAGCTTTAGCTACGTTAGGAGCTACAACAATTTTAAAATCTGCTGCACCTAATACTGCATCAGGCACTGCATCTAATACTGCTTGTAAAGTGTTAACTATGTTAGCAGCTGTAACAGCTGAATATGTAACTGAAATTGAAGAACCAGCTACATCATTTAAGATA